ACAGTCACAAGTATCAACCTCCTTTCTTTTCAAAAGTTCTACCTCTGTTACTGATCTTTCCAACATACTCACAAGCATAAGGTTTGTAAGATTCTAAACAATATCCAATGATTGCGAACCTACAATAGCTCTGACGAAAATCACATTTAAGTAAGGGGTGGAGCATCTGCTCTTTAACCTTCTTTTTGATGTAAGGTGATGCGTGATCCATTTTCAACCTCCATTCTTATTCTCTAAATATCTCACCTGAGAATTAAGTTTAGCATAAGCCTGTTGTAAGGCGAGAGGGGAATCAGCTTCCTGAAACATTCCTCCTGTCCTCTTTGCGATTGATTTGAGAAGATTGATGTCAGCAGATCTACCAAAAGAAATAGTATCAACCATTACCTTCTTATCTATACAGCTCTGAATTGAATGCTCCATGAGGTGTCCATCCTCATTATTACAACCATCAGTCATTAGAATCATTCTCTTCTTTAAAGCTGTTGATTCATCAGTCATTTTGATTCCCATTTTTAAAGCTGCAGGGATGTTGGTCATTCCCTGAGTGACAAGATGGTCAGCTTGGAGAGTAATGGTTGAGAAGTTAGAGGTGGGTTGTTGGATCAAATGAGCCTCACTTCCAAAGGCAATCAATGAGTACATCAGATAACTCCCTCTTGCTTGGAGATAGGGGATGGATCTTTTAACTGCCATCAACTTACTTTCTCCATTGGGGCAACCCTCATCCATCGATGTTGAGATGTCAGTAAGGATGATGCAAATCTCCTCTAACTCTTTTGCTTTGATGTTGGTGGCTCTCTCTTTTAATTTCTCAACAAGGGTTTGTTTTCTTTCCTCAACTGTATCTATCATAATAAGTCACCTCCTTTTATTTATTATTATCTCCTCATTTCTTATTAAAGACCTCATTTATCTTTGCCATCTTCTTAGCATCTCCTCCAACATCAGGATGATACTTCTTCGCCAACATCTGTTTAATCTTTTTGATATCCTCCTCATCCAACAAAGAGAGAAGTGGGTCTGATGAGATTGAAGTTGGTGGGAGTGGTGGGGTGGCCTGAGTTAAATCAAGAACCTCATCAAAATGCCCCTGTAAGATCCCAACAATAACCTCAATCGTCTCAACTGAAAACTCCCACACCTTATCCTCAGGATTCCAACTCTTCTTTCCTTTGGGGATTTTACTCCTAATCTCATCAATCACCTCAACCTTATAAGGAAACCTTGCACAGATAACTCCTTTGTTCTCATCCAACCAAACCTTTGCAGTCTCTTTTGAGATGTCCCCTCTCCATCCTCTCATACTCACCTCCTTTTCAAATATGATCTCTGAATCTTCCACTCCAAGGATAAACTCTGAGTGATTCTCCTGTAAGAAAGCGAGAGCGATTTGTTGATTCTGAGTCATTGATAAATCCCAATCAAGATAAAACATCTCTTTTAGAAGTTGATATTGGAGCTTAATCAACTCAGAATTTGCAGTCTCTTCTTTCTTATTTTGAACTTTATACTGTCTCCGATGTCTCATTCTCAATTTTTTTCTTTGCCTCCATCCACCATATCTCATCAATCTCAACTCCCACCCCTAACCTCCCCATCTCTTTACAAGCTAAGGTAAAGGTTCCTCCTCCCAAAAATGGATCAATCCCTTTCTCCTTTGGCTCAGAGCAATTCCCAATCAACCACTTTATAACTAACAAAGGTTTCTCTGTTGGATGAACCTTTGTCCCTACAAGGATGGGATGATCAAAAGTAGAAAGAGGTTGGATGGTGGTGAGAGGACGAGGTGGATACCCCTTTGCACAATAAAAAATTGGCTCATAATTAACAGGGTAGGTGATCCAAGGTCTCAAATTTAAAGCATTATTTTTAATCCAGAAAAGAGGTGTTGGGCACACCCAGAAACCTACCTCCTCTAAAATCTTTCTTACCTCTGTATAACGAGCAATCGCAAAAAAGACGTAACAATGAGATCCCTCTTTTAAGATACGATAGACTTCTTCCATCACAGGTTTAACGATAGATTGGAGAATTGGTCGAGAGTCATCAAACTCAATTCCCTGTCTTACATCTCCTCGATTGGGAAAGGTATCCTGCATATCATGCACCCCAATCCCATATTGAGGATCAGTCACACAGAAATCAAATGACTCATCTTCATACTCTTTGAGGAGAATCACTGAATCCCCCAACCTTACTTGAATAGGTGACTCCCCTTTTGCTTCTGCCAACCCTGCAAACACCCCTGCTAACTCTCTCTTCATTGATAACTCTGATGTCACCTTCAAAGCTTTAAAAGCTGAAACCTTTGTATCCTTCTTTTTTAACTCAGGATTAACTCTCAAAGCTCTGGCGAGTTGGATATCCTGAACAGTCGAACCATGACTCTCTCCAAGAAGCTCAGCTGTATCCTGAAGTGTCCACCCTGAATCTTTCTTCCTCTCCTTAGCAGCTCCAAACTTATCTTGATACAACTCATGCACCTGGAGTTTAGCCTCACACTCCTCTGGCCATGTCAGATCTTCTCGTTGGATGTTCTCCTCCAACTCCAAAGCTCTTCGATGCCACTCATCCAACCCCTCCTTAAAGATGACATCTACCTCAGTCAGACCCGCCATCTTTGATGCTCTTAATCTTCTTTCTCCAGCAATCAACCTTCCATCCTTCTCAATAATGATGGGTTCAATGATCCCAAATTTCTTTATTGAGTCTGCCAGAGATTGAAGTTTCTCCTGATCAAATTCTTTTCTGTGTCGATCATCTGAAACCTTAATCTTATCGATGCTGAGTTTCTCTCCCATTTTTCCTCTCTCTCCCTATGAGTTTATAGGTTGCATAGATGTGCCAATTCTTATGAGGTTTTTTCTGTTCCTTTTGTACATACAGCTCATACTTAATATCCATTGTACGATCACACATCAAACAGGAAACTCTATCCTGTTTCTCTACATAAACCCCACCACAAAAAGGACAGTGTATCATACTTTCACCTCCTTTTCTATTCCTCTGAATAACAAGCATCTATAAATTCAATAGGATTAAACTTAGGATTATCTTTCTCAAACATCTCCTTAAATGCTTCCACCATATCTTCTTTCAAAGTATATGATCCAACTTTCAACTCTCTAATCACCCCTGCCACTTTAATGTAATGCTCAGCTGAGAAACTCATCTCTCTTTCTCTCCTTTTATATTTATTGGTGGGATAAGTTTTGGTATGATAATCTTTTCAGTGTTATGGGTCATGATACTAAGAAAGGCATCAAACAGCAACCTATAACATAGTATCTTATCATGAAGTGGTCCACTGACTGTTGGTGCTTTTCCTGGCTCTACCTCAATTATAAGTTTAATTGACATCTTTCACCTCTCAAAAAGAAAAGAAGAGAATCTCCTCATCACAGCCTATCCCTGTGAGTTAGAAGATAAACCTTATGACACCGTAACCCCATACTTCTTGAGGATCGCTGCAATCTGATCCTTGGCTTCTGGAGGTGCCTTACTGATGAGTCTACCCAACCCACCACCAGAAGGTTTCCTGATCTTATTAAGTTCGTCTGTCTTAACCTGACGGTTGATCAGCTCGAGAACAACCTCCTCTTTAAGAAGCTTTACTGCTTCCGCTACGCTATCATACTGAGGGGCCTCTCCAGTGATCTCCTTATAATCAGGCTTTCCTTTTGTGCCTGTGGTAGCTTTAATACTAACTTTCTTCATAGGATTATATTCCTCCTTATATTCAAAGTTGGAGGAGATTCTCTTCTCTTTTAAGATAGGATGATAGGTGAGTCACAAGTTGACCCAGTCTGAGGTTAACCAACCACTCCTCCACTCTTCCTCTTCGTCACGATTGAGGTGCTCTGATCAATCGTAGGCTCAGGGTCACCTTCCGTTCCCTTCCTTGTCCGATGTCCTACCTTCATCACCCCTGCCCTTCCCTGAAAGGCCTCCTTATCAGGAAGTGACTTTCCATGAATCTCCATCCCTGTTCCATTGATGAAATTAACCAACCCAAATGTGTTGGAGTAATCCCATTCTTTGGTGTCAGGATCAACCCACGGAAGCTGACAATAGTAAAACACCGAGCGATTAACAAGATCGGGTCTGTTAATGATTGTCAGTTGACATCTCCATTGAGGTCTTCCACTTTGTTGAACAGGGGAATCCTCAATCTTCGCCACCACAAACTCATAAGTCCCATCAGGAATCAGCGGTGGTCTTGCTAACCTCTCCATTTCCTCATATCCAATTCCAAGATCAATAGGTGACATAATTATTCATCCTCCTTTTCTGTTAAATTTACAACACCCTTACCCATACAATCTGGGCACTCTTCCTCTACCTCTCCATTTCCACCACATTGAGGACAGGTTACTTTGATGTAACCTTCCCCCTTACAACCTATACAACTCTCTTCTTCCACTTCTTACCTCCATTTCTGCTCCAATGCGTGGAGCCTCTGACGGAGTTGATTTAACTCCTTCTTTCGATCCTCAATTTCTGTCATTCTTGATTTGAGTTCCCTCTCTAACTCTGCCTCTTTACTGGCAATCTCATCATCCATAGAAGTAATCAAATCCTCCACAGCCTCTTTGATCTTTCCATCTTTAACTGCCACCATCTTTTATCACCTCCCCTCCTTTGTAAGATGCCACCACCTACACCTCGGACACCTATACGCTCTAAAACAATTCCAGTCTGAGTTCTTAAACTCATATCGAAAGCGGGTGGTGACTGCTACTAAAGCATCCTGCTCTGTCCTATAACTGTGTTTCCTCCCACATTTTTTAGTTGTCAGTTTATCCATTTGAGAGTTGCCCTTTATATAACTCTGTCAGGTTAGGCTTAATTTTAACTGGAAGATCATCAAAAGATCTCTGTCTTATTATCTTTAAGAACATCCCTGGAGATGTCTCTAACTGATACTCCTTCTTTCCTGACATCGTTGACACCGACATATAGTAGATGTCATCGATCATTGAGAGTACAATCCCAGGTAACTTCTTCCCATAGAGAAGAATTGTTTCTTGAATCTTACCAACAATCTCATCCTTCTCACTTTCAATATGAGCTGTAAGATAAAAATCAAAAGGAACATGACAACAGACATCGATGATCTCTCTGATCTTCTCAATCGCCAATCCATAAGTATATTGAGATGTTCCTTTAAGAGAATGACCTGCAAGGTTAACCATCCCATGTAACACATACCATTGTAATCCTGTCAGTGAGTCAATCGTAAAGTGAAAGATTCCTCTCTCCCCTGACTTTAAAGTTGACAAAGCATTGATGTCCTGACCAAGATCAAAGTATTGTTTGCTGTCATAATTCGTAAGGAGACCAACATTCATCGGGGTAGATAGAGAAGAATAATCGATGATCAGAATCTCATCCTTTTGGAGATCCTCTTTCCCTTTTAACCACTCTCTTAAAGTAGGTGAGTGTTTCAACTTCTTTGGATGCCTCCCACCTTTTGCTTCTACTCTCTCTAAAGATTTCCAGCCACCAGGATCAGTATTAAAATCAACTGTTCCAGCTGGAAAGGTTTCAATCAGAACGGTCTTTCCTCCTCCAGGTTCACCAATCCCAACAATACTTTTCTTATTGATTAACAAGCCCATTATTTTCCTCCTCTCCTGTAAAGTGATGTCCCCCACTTTCGATCCTTATCCTTCCAAGAGGTGGTTAGTTTGTTGAAGAGTTTCCTCATCGGTATAAAGCAAAGATCACAATAAACTTTCTCATTACACCTTGCAAGAGGAAGATTATGTTCTCCAACATATCCACACTTTGAACACTCATACTCATAAAGTGGCATCTTATTCCCCTCTCTTTAAGAGATGACTTGATTCTTTTCTCATTTGAAATTGATACCATCCAGTAATCCATCCATTATACCAAGCATCTTTAATAGATGATAACTTATTAGTGTCCAGAAAGATTTCTAATGCATCAAGTTTTCTCTTGTGTTGATTAGATTTCTCTCTTGGAGTTGATTGCTCAAACTCCCCAATCATATACTCGAGCATCTGATCCTCAGTCACCTTCTTGAGGTGAATTAAATTCCATTCTTCTATCTTTAACTCAAGTATTTTTTTTGATCTATCTGAAAGTTCCATGCTATCTCTCCTTTCTATCAGTCTCAGTCATGAAGATGTTTCTTGCCATCTCCAACCCATCACCATATCCCTCATTATAAACCATTGTGAGCCTCGTAATCAAATATAATTTAAACATTTCTTGCTGTGTATTATCCAACCCAAACCTGAAAGTTGCTTGAAA